AGCCGATCGGAAACATTCCGCCCGTCGAAGCCGAGCAACGCTACTACGCTATGCTGGACGACGTCCCACTGGCTGCCTAATTTAAGAAAACTGGCCTCCGGCAATCCCGGTGCGGTTCAGGCGTCGATTTCGAGTTCCATCGCGTCATCGGTCCAAGCACCGTCAGCACTCTGGGTTGCGAGGAAGACCTTGGGGCTTCGCGTCAAACCAGCGTTGAGGTTTTCTTGGAACGTGAGAACATCGCGATACCTGCGCATACCGTCAGGGTTTGTGCTCTGCTCTTCATTGTGTCGGACATAATGAACGACAGTCTCGCTCGCACACTCGTAGCGAATACGATACTGCCACTCCTGTTCGTTCGAAGGGTTTTCATCAAACCAGACAACTAGATCATGGCCGGTAAATTCAACTGTAGCCATGTTAGTCGAACCTCACGAAGACAGGGGGATAAACGACCTTTCCATTATCGCCGTATACGAACGTCACTTTGAGCGTCGTAGCTGGACTGGACTTTCCAAGGGTATTTAGTGAGCGGAGCGAGAACACATGTTCTCCCGGCTCTGCGTTGCGCATAACTGCGAACGTGTTTGAGCCTCGGTATACCTCTTCCCAAGTGCCACTGCCGGGACGGCGCACTTCAAGTAGGTAGCCCTGAAACAGGAGGCGATAGCCATCCTCGGTTGTTGTATCGATAGCATTCCACGACACGTCGAAGACGTTCTGCGGGCCTAGCTGGTCATCGATGTAGGATCGCTGTTGCGCCGCAAGTCCACTCGGAGTGGGCGTAATCGGGTTCAGGCTTGTCCAAGGGCTTTCGGTGACGGGCACGTTGTCATCGAAGAAGGCGAACTTGCCCTCGTGGTGCAGCGTTCCCTTGACCGTGTAGCGGGCCTGTCCCGCCTCCACGATATCCTTGATCCTGAACACACGGGGCTTAACCGCGGAGGGGGAGGCCTCGACGATGCTAACCGGAGTATCGGCTTCAAGATCGGTGGTATCGACGTTGATAACGGTCGTCGTCTGGTCGCTGCCCCACATCGTCACCGGGCGGGTATCGAGGCCGTTGCCGACGACAAGATGCGCGACGTAGCTGGTCGCCGCCCTGACCGGGATCGGGTTGTCTAGGAGCAGCTGGGTAGGGCCGAGGATGGCCTTTACGCGGCCGGTCGGCGTCTTCCCGGATCGAGTCCAGTCGTCCACCTCAATCAATTGGCCTGGCGCATACCCTGCGCCCGCGAGCATCGTGTCGAATTCGACGGTCTCGTACTCGTTCTGGGCGCAATAGACGAGGATACGCGCGTAGTCGTAAGCCTCCTGCCTGTTCGTGCAGCCGGTCTTGTAGACGGTCGTGGAAACGAGGCCGTTGTTCGCGAGGCCGAGCGCACGGTTACGGGCAATGCTCGCCTCATCACGGTAAACGACGGTGGCCTTGCGGTAGTAATCGGTGGGGTCGTCGAACTCGACGATGACCTCGTTGAGGCGGTCCTGAATGGGCGCGCTGCCGTATTTGAACCTGCCATCAGCAACCGCCGAGTTGTTGACGAAGTGGTCAACGGCATCCTGCGGACGATCCTGCATGAGGATGACCTCAGAGCCGTTGAAATAGGGATAGGCACGGAAGGTCTTGGCGAGATCGATGAGTCCCTGCCAGCCATCCGTCTCGTCGGTGAATTGCTTGTTCAGGGTGAAACGTGGGCGTCCGTGAACGTCCTCGTCGCAATACTTGGCGGTTTCCAGCAGGGCGAACTTGTTGAAGAAGTCAGCCGGGAAGCCGCAACCCATGCGCGCATTCGTCGCGATCTCGAACCAATGCCAAACCGGGTTGCTGGTAACGGCATATTTCCATGCGCCATTCCAGAACCCGTCATAGGTCTTGGAAACCGGGTCGTAGTTATCAGGGACGCGGACCTTCTGCCCCTGTACGATGAGCGCAATCTCTGGGCTGCTACCTAGATCGAACTGCGAAAGGTCGATCATGGCACTGAACAGGGCAGTCGGCACTTCGCCGCCGCTGCCATCGTAGGTCAGTTCAATATCGTGATACTCAACCCAGCCGTTGAACGCGGTCTCGTTCTGCAACTTGTCGTCGGTGCTATCAGCGGTCGTGCGGTAGACCCTGAACATCCATGTGTCGCTCTCGTCGCCCACGGTCTTTGGCGGGGCGTAGACGGTGTAATCGCGTTCGAACCGCTCGCTGGATTTCTCGTTGGCGTACCATGTGCCGGCGTTCGTCCATGTCGTGGCACTCAGGCGCTTGACCTCGAAACCGCCTGCTACGTCCGTGGTGTTCTGGTTGCCCTTCTTGCTGGTGCGCATGAGGGCATTGAATGCGATACGGACTTTGACGCGGCTAACATCGGCGTCCGTCACGGTGTTGGTGATGTAGAACTGACTGCCGCCATTGGCCTGCGATTTGCGCAGGTCGATATTGGCGTCGAAGTTGCTGGGGACGCCGGGAGTGATCGGGATAGCGGACTGACCCTCGACGCCGAAACGCTCTGCCCACGAAATGCCGTTATAGTTCAGCTGGCCGGTTCCTCGGTCGCGGAGAGGAACTTCCTGCACGAGGATGTTCTTTTCCTTCTCCTCGACAGTGCTGCCTACGATGCCGCCGATCTCACCGGCACCCAGAGCAGCCGTGAGGCGCAATGTCGCATCGCTGTAGGTGGTATTGGAGATGGTCTTGCCGCCGCCCTTTGCGCCGAGTGCGCTATCAGGTGGGTTGATGCTGCCGATACCGCCAGCCTTGTTCTTGAAGCTGTCCAGCAGGTTCGTCGTCGCGCTGCCGCTGCTCGTGTAATCCACGTCAGCCTCAAGCACGTTGAAGCCGCAAAGCACCTTATCGCCTGCGATGTAGGAGAGAACCGCGCCCTCCGTCTGGGTGTTTAAGCCGTTCTGGTAGAGGGCAGACTTGCGCTTATCGTTGCTGGTCTGCGGCGTCGGCATCAGCAGGTTGAGAAGCAAGTTCACCGCGATACCTACGGCGGTGGAAATCAGGGCCGTGATGAGCATGGCCGTTGTGATTTCATGGCCGCTCATGTGCGGGCCGATATGGAGCACCGTGCCGTTGGGCAGGGACCAATTCTCCTGAACCTGCTTGCCGGTCAAGCTGGTGGAGTTCTTCCACGTTGGCCCGATCCTGAATTCGGCAGGAGTGATTTCGATCATGCGACGGATAGGGAGAAGCTGTTCAAGTGCTGCGGCGGCTTCCTTCGCCGTGTTCGCGTCTAGCTTGATGCTTCGTTTGTAACCCTTGGGCAGCTTGTCCTTGAAAGCGCCGTGGAGAACTACCTTTATCATTATGCTTTCAGCCTCCAGAATTGCATTGCGTATTTTTCGATGGCGCGTTCCTCTTGCTGCGGGAGCCATTCCTCTGAGTGTCGATTGATGAGCTGGTGAAGGTATTTGCCTTCGCCCAAGTAGACCGCGCAGTGGTTGGCGATCGGACTGTTCCAGAACATGATTACGAGGTCGCCGGGTTGGCGCTGGTCGCGGTCGATGCGCTCGAAACCTAGGACTGGCGGCCAGTAGCGAAACGGATCCCGGCCACGAGCATGTGGGTGATGGGGTCCTGGCTCTCTGACACGGGGGATAGGGTCTAATTTGCCCTCATGTGCCCTGTAATAGTCCTCGCAGAGCGTCCAGCAGTCGCGCACACCCCAGAGGTATGAACGCCCTAAGAGCGGCTCTACGGGCTTCTCTGGTCCCCATATCTCAGGGAAACCAATATCGTAGACGCCGGACATGTTGCCGTGGACAGGAACGATGCCCCAAGTCCATCCGGTAGCAATCTGGCTTTCGGTATCGCGGTCGCTGGGTTCTGCCGATCCGTGCGGATGGCTATGCAGGAACAGGGCAGGGCGCCTGTCGAGCAGGACGGCCTTGTCCTCGTGCGCCAGTTCAAAGCCGTGGGTAGGTTGGTCGCAGACGTTGGGGAACTCGCGCCAAGTCCCATCGTCCCAGATCGCGACAATTGCCTCATTCGGCCAAGCGCGGATGAAGACCGGCTTGATTTCAGTCCATAATTCGTCAGTGAGCACTCGCATCAGCTATTTAAGCGGACAGGGGTTGCTCGTGGCGGAAGGTATTGATTGGGGTAGCGTACCAGATTGGATTGCTGGGTTGGGCGGTTTATTGGCAGTCGGGGCGACAAGTTACATTGCGCTAATGGAGCGCAAGCGGGCCGACCGCTCGGAAGAAATACAAGCTGATACCGAGGCGGTTAGAAGAGGAGCCGCCATTGATGAGGCGCAGCGCATCACCGGGCAGATCATCGACAAGTACAAGGCGCTAGCTAGCGTGCAGACCTTTGAGGATATGCAGCCATACGACATTAACGATTATCGGAAGACGATTGACGTTTTCCGGGAACAGCTTGTCAGCTTGCAAGGCTTCGCAGGAGCGAACGCAAGGCTCTATGTAGCATTGGGGGACCTCTCGAACTCCGCTCAGCTTGTAATCGCTGGCGTTCAGACCTTAGGGCAGTACCGCTTCACTGCTATGACCCAAGCCGGTTTGCTCAAATCAAAGTCTGATGAGTTAGATCGCCTTCGCTAATCAGCGGAGCAAATTGCTTCCCAACCCAGGATACCATTCGCGCGTCATCTTGAAACCGGGGAACTTGGCGCGCTTGAAATCCACATGGGTTGCCAACGTCAGCGTTAGCACCTGTCCGTCCGACGCAACGCTATCGAGGAGGTAGCGCTCTGTCTGGAATGCGGCCTGTGGGTTGTTGGCAATCACGTCCTCGGCCAATGCCTGATATCGAGTGACAGGGGCACCGGGCGCATAGTCATACTGAGCGAGTGTGACTACTAGCGCGCCGCCGAAGTCCGGCACATCGATGGTCGGCTGGACTAGGTTCTCACCACCACGCTGCCAGCCAGACGACACGAATGCCATCGGCGTCCATGTGTGGCCGTTGAAGCTGATAGTTCCGAGATCGGGGTTATCAGTCTCAAAGCTGCTGGTGTTGACGAAGCGGTATACGTCATCACCATCAACGCTCAGGTCCAACTCGACAAACTCAATAAGCCTATCGAATGTGCTCTTATTGAGGTTCGCCATCAGACCACCTCGACATTCAAGGTGACTGTTACGTGGAGGTCTCCGAACGTCTCACCTACACCGAAGGTATCAGTTGGACGAACCCTGATAGGTCCACGGATGTTACACTCGTAATCATAAACACGATTGAAGTGTCCTGCCTTCAACTCGTTCAGGAATGTGAGCGCTTCTGCTTTCGACATAGCGAAAGTGAGAGTTGCTGTCTCGGTCCAAGGACGCCATCCGATAGTGCCGCTCATGGTGTAGGAGCCAGCCTGCATAGTCTGCTTGATAGCCGTGAAGTTCCAATCGATGGGAACAAGTAGCTTATCCTGATATGGTAGATCGGGCATGTTTACCTCGTCTGATTTAAGCGATTGTCGATTTTGGTCATCAACGCGCGTTCGTATGCCGTCTGCTGTGCCTTTAGCTGGGCGAGCGTGTCGTTGTTCGCACCACCTTGGATGACGATGTTCGTTCCGCCGATGGTGATGTTGTTTCCACCACCTGCGCCCATGGCCTTGCGAGCACTGCGGTTGTTGATGATGGTGCCTGCTGCGCCGAAGGTCATAACCTCAGGGCCGTTTTCACCGATGAGGTAGGAGGAACCGGCGCGCACTGAACCACCAGTTGCGCGAGCGCCTGCGATGCCACCGCCGGAGCCACCGATAGCGCCAGTGATGACGCTGGTGAGCAAACCACCAATGCCGCCCTTGCCGCCTAGCTTGTCACCAAGAATGATGGCCTTGGCGATGGCTTCGAGCAAACCGGCAAGCACGTCACCGATGAAGGACTTGAAAGCCTGCTTCGGGTTCTCGAACATGTTGCTCAGGAAGCTGGAAACCCTGCTGACCGTCTCAAGCTGGCGGTCATACTGGACGCCTTGCTCTGCCTGAGTGGCTAGGATTTCCTCATTCAGGATCAGTTCGCGCTTCTTCGCTTCGCTGACGCCTTCCAGCTGACCGATGCGCTCGATGTTTGCGTCACGCTCGCGCTGGATTTGTAGGATTTTGCGTTCGTCGTCGGCCTTGTCCGAGTTCATGCGGCCGTTCTGATCGATTTCGAGGTCCTGCTTGCGCTGGGTCTGATCCTTCTCGATATCCTTGACGGTGCGCGCGCTCTCCTTGGCCTGCTGTAAACGGTAATATGCCGCCGCCTGAGCATCTACGCGCTTCGTCTGCTCGTTCACGACAGCTAGGTCAGTGGTAAGGCCCGCACGGCGGCGAGCTTCGACCATCGCAAGCTGTTCCTGGCTGTATTGGAGTTCGCGGACCTTTTCCGTAAAATCGGCTAGGATTTCCGTGACCTTCTTTTCCTGCTCGCCATCACGGAGCACCTTGAAGAGGCGCTTGATCTCGTTTGCCTTCGCGTTGATCTGGGTAATGTCACGGCCAAGACCGGCACGTTCCAACTCATCAGCCAGAGCCTTCTGCTCCTCGGTGAGCGTCAAATCCTTGATGCTGGCGTTCAGGTCATCGACGGCGGCCTTGTACTTCTTCGCGGCCTTCTCGGCCTCGGTTTCACCATGCTTCTTCCCGTCCTTTTTGGTCTCGGTTGGTTTGATGCGGGTGTTGCCTGCGTTCACATTCGAGAGGCTCTTTTCAGTAGCCTTGATGCGCTCTTCCTGAGCTTTGATCTCGCGCTCGTTCTTCGCAATCCGTGCTTCTTCAGCCTTAACACGCGCTTCGTATGGAGTGCGGCGGCGCTCGTCAGCATTGATCGCAACCATGCCACTGTCGATACCGCCACCGGCACCGGCAGTGCTTCTCATGCCTTCGGCAATCTGCTTCTGGCCCATTGCACGGACGAGAGCCAATTCCGCTTTAGCGCGCTCAAGTGCCGCCTTCGCTGCTACCTGATCGTTCTGCGCCTTCACGATAGCTGCCTTCGCAGCCTCGATGGTCGCCTTCTTCTGCGCATCGGTCATATCGATGAGCTTGAGTTCAAATTCAGCGCGGCGCTTTGTCTCGTCGGCTGCGAGTTTGTCGGCTTCAGCCTTCGCAAGCGCAGCCTTCGTCGCGTCGTCCGTGGCATCGGACAAGCCGATCATCAGGCTAACGACTGTCGAGATTGCGACAGCGATTAGGCCGAGCGGGTTAGCAGCGAGGGCGGCGGTAAATGCCCTGACTCCGGTTGCCGCTGCCGCCGTCGCGGCGGTAAAGCCCACCTGCGCAGCCGCGCCGATGCCAACGCTACGAGCCGTGGCAAGCATCACACTGCCGTTGAACATGACAGCCTGGCCAAAGGCTGTTGTCGATGCGGCAGCTACAAGGGTCGCGGCCCTGTAGAAGAGGAAGCCTGCGGCAACGCCTTTCACCACCGCGTCGATGGTGGTCCAGTTGTCGCGGATCGCGGCAAAGACAGTCGATACCACGTTGTAGACGGACTTGGCCGTTTGCATGATCGACGCAAAAGCCTCGGCGGTTGACCTGCCGAACTCAACGAAGGCGTCCTTGTTGTTCAGCGCATAGGTCTGGATGTTCGCGAGCACCTGAGCGAGCGTGTTGCCGAGACCAGCGCCTTTCGCGAACGCACCGGCAAAAGCGACGGCGGAGTTCTCGGCAGCGGTCTTGATATCAGCGAAGCTAACAGGGATTTTGCCGAACTCGGCCTCAATGCCCGCGACCAGCTTGGGATCGGTGAGCGCCTTTGCGATCACGTCAGCGGTGATCTTGCCGTCACTGGCGAGTTTCTTCAGTTCGCCGCGCGGCTTGCCGATTGCAGCCGCAAACAGGTCCATGAGGCGCGGTGCGTTTTCGGCCAAGCTGGCGAACTCGTCACCGGCTAGCTTACCAGTGCCCATAGCCTGCGACAGCTGAAGGATTGCGGCAGCGGACTGCGAAGCGCCCTGACCACCGATCTTGAGGGCCATGCCGACAGTCTGGGTGGCTGTGGCAACCTGCTTCTGATTAAGCGCAAGGGTCGCAGCATTGCGCGACATGGTGGAGTAGAGGTCAGCAACAGCGCTAATATCGGTGCGCGACTTGTTAGAGATCGCGGTGACATCGGCCTGAGCCTTCGCCAGACTGCCGAACTTAGCCGTTGCCAGCGTGAGCTTTGCGTCAACCGAACCGGCGGTGTCGCTGAAACCCATGAATGAGGTAGTGAGGTCGCGAACGCCACGGATGGCCGCGCCGAAGCCGATAGCGCCAAGCGTACCGGCGAAGTTGGCAAGCGCGAGACGGCTGGTTGTCAGCGGTGCGGGCAGACCTTCAATGGACCGCCTGATATCGCCAACGGAACGCTTGGTGTCGTCACGGGTGCGATTGAGCGCTTGGGTGAGATCGGAAAGGCCTTGGATTTTGATCGTCGTGCGGTTGAGGCCGGTAAGGCTCTCTCGCACCGAGTTGCTACTATCCTGAGCAGCGACTTTGGTCGTCTTTAGAAGGTCGCGAAGCTGCTTTAGGCCTTTGAGGGCGCGATCACCCTCAAAGGTAGCTTCATAACCGAGTTTATCCGTCATCGAATAGGCACCTCCACTGTTGCGATTATTTAGTGGGAGGTAACTGATTGACGTGCCGCTCTAATTCTGCGCAACGCTTCTGCGCCGTTTACAGGTTCGTCGGATTGCTTCTCTTCCTGCGGCTGGCTTTCAAGTGAGCCGAGTGCGAGAGTAATATATTGCGTCCAAGTCAGGCGGGAGATTTCGCTGGGCTGTATTCCGAGTTCGACGAGCGAGCAGAATGCAGCCTCAAGCGACGTAAGCGTACTTACTTTTTTTTATCGTCCTGCTTCTGCTGGCTCTTGGTTTCCTCATAGAGCTTGACGGCCTTCTCGCCACCGACCAGATGCGCGACTAGCTTCTGTAGCTGATCGATCATTTCTGGACCTTGCATGATGATAGCTTCTGCGAAGAAGCATTCGTGGATTTCCTTGCGGGAGTATTCGGTCTCATACTGAAGGTGGTAGAAAACCTCGACAAGGTGTCGCTCGGTTTCCATCGTCTGGATGTAGACAAGGGCATCCATGCCGACTTCTTCAGCTAACTCTTCCAAAGCGGAGAAGTTGGCCTGTAGCTTGATTTCGTCGCCGTCATACTTCCAAGTGAATACGTGAACGCGGTTCTTGAGTGCCATTTTATTTGTTATCCTTATAGGCAATATGGGCGGGCCGAAACCCGCCCATACTCAGTTATGGGGTCTGGTCATCAACTGCGAAATCCTTGACTTCGCCGGAGTTCTTGAGCGTGTAGCTACCTTCGCGAACGCCGGTTGCCTGCGCGCCGATCTCAAGGCCGGTCATGAGGAAGTTGCCGCCGAACAGCTTAGTCGTACCGTCTTCCACGATCAGGTATGGCCACGACTGGTTACGAGCACCCCTAAGCAGGGTGTCAGCCGCATCGGTCAGAGCCGCGTTGGTGGTGAAGGTGAGTTCCCAGCTTTCAGTACCGGGCATCGAGATTTTACCTGCCGACTTAGTGTCGATCTCTTGAGCATCGACCGAGTAGGTAAGGGTGAACTCGTTTTCGTTCTCAACCAGTTCGAAACCAGTTAGGTCGGTCGCGTTGATATCCGCGTCCTTGGTCTTGCCGATGTAAACACGGCACTTCGAACCCAATTTGATATTTTCAGTAGCCATGTTTGGCTTACCTCCGTTTATGGTTATAACCGAAGGTATTTACCGCTTGAGTTCGAGTGGTTGACTTATAGCTTGTACATGAACGATGAGCAGGTGATGAGATAGCGCGTTCGCTTTGCGTCAGGTTCAGGGCGAACAGCGATTGCTTCTGCTGCGATACAGTTGCTCTGTTGAAGTGCTGTTTTCAGCTGTTGTGCAACCTCTAAGCCCGAAAGGCTCATATCGGTTGTCAGGTAGCTGATGTTGAAACGCCAAGTGTCGAGTTTATCGTCCACTAGGTACAAGCCATCGAGGTAAACTGATGGCACGGTCTGAGGGACGCCAAAGTAGAAGCTATTAGCGCCCAGCTTGCTCGCTAGGCTGCTATCGGCGGCAATGAGTGCCTGGATATGCGCTATAAGGTCCGTGGCTTTGCTCATTTGCTCGCCTTTCTGAGTGCTTGGGCAATCCGTGTTCGGAGTTTGCCGATAGTTTTGTGCCAAGCCGGTCCCATGAACGGCTGCGCAGGACTTTTGCTGGTGCCTTCCTCGACGAACCGGGCATGATCGGCAGTGGCGAAGACCTCGATTGATGAGCCAGTCACGCGCCCGCCAATGCTGTCGTGAAGTTCGCCCGTTCGATATGGAACGAGCTGGCGAGCGACAGGCAGGAAGTCCTTGTCGAGCCATTCCTGCGCGGCCTTCTGCGGCGCTGTTTCCAAGGCGGCGATGATGCGATCCACCCTGCCAATCGCGTCGTCGTAATCCTTACCGCTCACGAAACACCACGCGCTGAACGACATGCTCCGATCCAACGCCGACCTGATCGACTGCAACGATGTCATATGTGACGCCGCCCGTTGTGAGTTCGCCGCCCTCAATGGGAAAGGCGGTCGCGGTCATGATGGCATCGATATTAGCTGCGTCGTCGCTTGCGCTGGTCTTGCGAGAGAGCAGCTTGACGCGGACAGCCTGAGACTGCGCCGGAGTATCAGCGTTCAGGGCTTCGTTTCTGACAGTGACTAAGCCCACGTTGCCCGCTTTGCCTAGCAGCCGATCGGCAAGCGCCTTGTAGCGCGATACGTCCGCCATTAGCGCACCAGCCTAATGATGCTGATGCCCTTGCCGGACGAAACCGGGAGGGTGACGGGCGAGAGCAGGGCGGTAATGTCGGGAAACGGATCGGCAGCGCTAATGCTATCGAAGTAGGTCGTTTCCTCGCTCAGGGTATCCAGCTGTTCCTTCTTCGTCTTGATGCCAGCTGCGTCACGCAGGGCGGACAGGTTGTCGATGGAAGGGGCGAGCCGGATCGTAGCTTCGCGCACGAGGGCGGCGGCTTCGTCGGTATCCTGAACGCGGTAATGGGCGCGGATGTAATCAGAGGCGCGATAGAGACCGGCCAGCTTCTCGGCGTCGGTGCCGAAATACTGCCAATCCGCGTTGCCCCTGAGTTCGTGGTAGGCGTCTGCCTCTGATACGGTGATTTCCATCCGCTATTTACCAGAGACAGCGAAGCCCCGGCCTTTCGACCGGGGCTGTCTGTTGCCAATGCCTATTAGGCGTCTGGCTTGATGACCACGAGAGGGATCTTCTTCACGTCGGTTGCGGCCTTGTAGGCAGTCGCAGTGCCGAGTTCCGTGAACGAAGGACCGCCCTTGGAAGCAAAGGTGCCATCGTAATCGAAGCCCATTGGGTGAACGATGCTCTTCCAACGGAACCAGATGGTTTCCTGACCCGAACCGTTACCGGCAGATGCGTCGCTCTCAACTTCAACGCTCTTACGTGCCTGTGGCGCGGTGCCGAAGTGGAAGAGGCCAGCGCCCATACCGACGATGTTAGCACCGAATCGGTCGTCAACGACGATGCGGCGACCCGCAACAGTCTGGAACGAGGTGTTCGCTTCCGAAGCAGGAACAGTCGTCACGAGGTTCGCAAGCTGGAGGTCCAGATAGTAAGCCGAGGACATGCCGAGGGTGGTAACAACGCCAGCGTTGTCGCCCTTCACTGCCTGAACAGCCTTTAGGGCCTGCGAGATATCGAAGCCGCCGGTCATTTCGTAGGTGAAGGTCTTAGCGGTTGCGTCACCAGCGATGAGGCCGTTCAGAACGGCGAAGAGGTGGTGCACTTCGTCGGTGTTCTTGTAGTTTGCGATACGGCCCGAGAGGACTGCGAGAGGGTCCTGTGCAGCGAAGTCGGTGACGAGGTTCATGCCCGACACACCGACGTTACGGTGAGTGCGAACAGCGTCCCAGAGCTTGGTTTCCATCTTCAGCGGGGTCGCGCTGTCGGCTGGGTCGTCGTTGGAGATGTTGGACTCGACGTATTCGAGGTCATTCCACGACTGGACTTCGGTACGGATGCCTTCGCCAGCGGTCAGCGAGCGGGCAATGAGAGGGGATGAGGTGAGAACGCCAGCAGCACGGAAAGGGTTGGTGCCTGCGTTGTAGGCTTCGTCAATAGCGCCCCAGACAGTGCTGGTTGGCAGCTTTGCGAAGTCCTCAAGAGTAAGAACTTGAGTGCGGTTGTAAGCCATGCGGTAATATCTCCACTTGTGGGACAAACCGACCCGCAAGTGGAGCCGGGCGACTATTCGGTGTCGCCCGGTATTTATTACTGTGACTCAATAGGCTGTTTTTACTCGCTCGCCTTTAGTTCTGGCCTTCCAACCTCATCTGCAATTGAATTGGCTAGTTGTGGATCGTCCAAGTAAACCATCGCATATTGACTGTGATTGTAGGTTTCCTTGGTGAAATTGTGGCTGGATGCTTTCGCGCCGGTATTGCCCTGAGCATCGGCCCCGCTGTTGTCGGCTGCGCGCACCATTTTGTAGCCGTCCTTCGCGAAGTAGCCCTTCGCAAAATCGGCAATCGGCTTTCCGTCGATAGTAGCTTCGCCGTTCTCATACTTGACCCTGCGATGCATGATGGCTTCGGCAGCATCTACCCATTCGGTCATGACGCCACCGGCTGCGATGGCGGCGGAGATTGCGCCGTCTACGCGAGCAGTCTTTAGTTCACCGGCCAGCGTATCGCGTTCGTCAGTGATCGAGGCCAGAGCAGTTTCCAGCTTCTTGAAATCGCGCTGTAGGGTCTTCAATTCGTTGCCAGCTGCGGCATTTGCCTCGGCTTCGTCGGCCAGCTTTTCGGCAGCTTCGGCGCGGGTGCGCTCTGCCTTTTCGCGGTCGATGAGTTCGGAGTTTTTCGCCTCAAGGCGAGAGATCGAGCCAAGCGCCTTTTCAAGGTCAGCCTGTAGCTCTTCGATAGTCTTAGTCATGTATACCTCTGGGCCGGGAGCCCTTTGAAGGGGTGCAGCGGGACTGCGGCTTGCACCGGCGGGACCAGTGCCGACTATTTAGCGGGGAGGTCGGTCGGCTCGCTTGACGATCCCGGGTGCCGTGCCGATATCAAGGGGAGGGGGTAATTCATGAGCAAGACCAACAAGCTAAGTCAGCGTTTCGCCGAACTCACTAAGCAAGCCGAGGCTGTCCTCGCGACCAAGCGGTTCAAGGAGGGCGCGATGATTTCGGGCGATTTTGTCGACGCGAACATGTTGATCGCTTGGGAAACAAAGGCTCGGCACCTTCTCGCCATGACGTGTGGTAACCCGTCGCCTCACTATTCAGCTTTCAACAGTGCAGGAAGTGCACCGTATTCGACCAATGGCGGTAGATTGCTTGGTATGATCGCGGTTTTCGAGGCAGCGCGCGAAGACTATGATGGCGGCTATTTCAACTCTGTGCGCAGCCTCATCCAGGCAGAAGTCTTTAGCGATGAGTTGGATCAAGCAACTGAGCTTCTAAAAGCTGGTTACATTTCGGCGGCAGCGGTCATTGCGGGTGTCGTTCTGGAAACGAATATGCGGCAGCTTTGCAATGATAACGGTATTGAGCCTGCAAGCCTGAACAAGATGAATGATGAGCTTACGAAGGCGGGCATCTACTCTTTGCTAGTGAAAAAGCAGATCACCGCGTTGGCTGATATTAGGAACAATGCGGCGCATGGGAAACCTGAGAACTTCGATGAGAAGGATGTCAGGGAAATGATCACCAAGGTCGGTGACTTCATCGTCACCCATGCTAGCTGATCGGTAGGCACCAATGCATTTTACATTCGCGACGGATGACGGAATGGGCTGGCTAGAGTTCATTGCCGCTATGTTCGGCACGTTGGCATGGCCGCTAGTCGTGGTGGTGCTGGCGCTAATCTATCGCGGCCCAATCAGCCACGTCCTCAAAAACCTGAAAGAGGCTAAGTGGGGCGAGAACTCTTTGACCCTCGGGACTATGCTAGATCAGGCCGAAGAGAAGCAGCGAGAATTGGCAGCTAACCTACCCGAACCTGAGCAGCAGGGAGAATTCGAACTCCCACCGGTCCAACTTCCAGAAACAGATGACGAAGCTGAGCTATTTGCTAGAGAAGAAGCTATTTTCTATGAAATGACCATGCAGGAAAGGGAGGTAATAGAGCTTGAGCCGAAACTCATCGTGCTGAATGAGTGGGGATCAATCGAGCGTAAGCTGTTTGAGCTCGATGCGCGTTTCACCCATTTGGGCGACAGTCACGGACATGTTAATGCCCCTCGGATTGCCCGCGAACTCGCGTCTAGAAATCTGCTGTCTAAGGAAGCAGTAGAACTTATTCGCGAGATGCGCACAATCCGGAACAACACCGCTCACGTTACCGGATTTACGGTGTCGCGACTGGACGCGCTTCGTTTTCTGAAACTGTCGAAGCAGGTGCAGAAACTACTGGCTCTGGTTGGGCAGTAACAGCCTTCTCCGCGTCAGCTTCTAGGCGCTTTTCCTCTTCCTCAAGCGTGAGCGTCTCATTGTGGACGCCGCGATCACGTAGGGCATAGAAGAAGCTCTCAAAGGACATTCCGCCGCCCTGATAGATCGTGAACAGCGCGGAAATCTCGGTCGGATTGACGACCGTGGGCATGTAATCGGTGTTCAGCTGGTAGCGAACGTCGCTGCCATCGGTCCAATCGGCCACCATCTTCAAAACTGCGGTGATCTTGTCGCTGATATGGTTGGCAATGGAGGCCAGGACGGAGTTTTCCGCTCCCTGACGTAGCGCTTCCGTCTCGGCGGCTTCTGGTGCTGGTTTCACACGCGCAAGAATACGACTGGCGACAACAGCTAGCTTGTCCTCGGTGCGTTCCAGCTGCCTTTCGAGCGATGGGATGCCGTCACCCGAGGGGGCAATCCACTTCATGTCAGCATTTTCGCTCTCGAACGCCACGATAGCGCCGGGTGCGACGGTTAGCTTTAGCTGTTCCTTCTCCGCGATGCCCTTAGCGAACAGCATAGGGGTGGAAATGAACATGTGGCACGAGGTGAGAAGGCCCTGAGTACGGTAGTGGTCTAGGTTCAGCTGGGCCACGTGATCCATGATCGACGGTTCAGGGCAAATGCTGTCGTCCTCACTGATGAGCACGAACGGAATTTCGCGGAGCGGCTGGCCGTTGCGGCGCGGCGTGATCGGCGCGTCAGGAACGAACTCGCCATCGATCTTGCGGTAGACGGTGACGGTATAGATCCCGGCGACCAGTTCGAGGACGCGCACGGTGTCCTTGTCGTCGAGCAGGCGAACGTATGTGAAGCCCTGACGATTCCCTACCATTCCCCTGCGAAGCTCAAGGAGGGCGAATGCCGGGTATTGCAGCACGTAGGGGCGTATGCCCTCGTTGATCGCGTCAGCGGCGCTCGTAGCTGTTCCCGAGGGATGATCGACTAGCAGGCCATGAAACGCGGTCTTGAGGTACGAACGACAGACCTCTTTCGCCAACTCGTTGATGCTCTTGCCATCGCGAGTGATGACTTCCTTCAAGCGGCCTTCAATGATGCCGGTGTTTTCCAGAACCGGAGCGCGGCGAAACATCAGGCCAAGCAAGCCGGTCAGGGTTCGGTTAGCAGCTGGATAGAAGCTGGTGTGATCCTTGAACGACTTGTATTCCGCCGGGGGTTGTTCACCGTAAGCCTTAGGCAGATACTTCGTGCCCTTTTCTTTAACGGGATAGTGCCCACCCGTTACGTCATCATTGATGGTCCAGCGCTCATGATGACAAGCTAGTTCGGGTGTTGGTAGATTGACGTCCATTTATAGCCTCGCTGATATTCAGCGATATTTAGTTTCGGTACACTCCTCCACGGCGCGTCACCGTGATACTTCCCAAATCACCACCAGACAGCTTCATCAACTCAGTTAGTCCCCATACCAGTGCGTCCATCCTATCCGGCGACTTCTTGGTTTCAGGCTTGTAGTCGCACATCTGGCTCTCAAGTTCCTTGTGGCAGTCAGTGTGGAATACCTGGCCTTTCAAGTAGAGCATCTGGACGGGTTCAGCGCGGAGGATTTTGCCGCGAGTGGCGTTGACCATCTTCACGGGGATATTGCGGCGAGCAGTGCGGATCGTGTGCTCGACCATCTCACCGCCGTAGTTCTTCTCCGCGACCACGAGGTCAGCGTCCCAGAGGTCGTACATCTTCGCGACCTCCTTTGCCCACGTTTCCGGCGTGCCCTTCACGGAGGCGTCTTGCAGCACGTAGGCGTGATTGTCCCAGCCCATGCCCACGACGACGATGCCCGTGTAGTCGCTGTTGTTGCCTGACGTGCCAGCAGGGTCCACGGCCACGATGATGCGTGTCAGGAAGTCCTTGTTGACCTCCTTGTATTTGAACATGCTCTTGCGGAAGAGGGCGTTCGGATTGTCATCGCGCCACTGACCAAGCAGGAAGCGGCTTTCCATGTTTGGCGAGCCGTCATAGCGCTCTGCGAGGTCTTCTAGGTATGTGGCTTCTAGGTTTCCGGCATTCTCCTGAGCCGGGAGAAACAGGCTACGCCATTTCGGCTTTGCGCTCTCCTTGAATGGCTTGCCAGAAGTCGGGTGTACGTGCTCGATGAAGCTGCGGTGCTCCCAATCGCTCTTGAGATCGGGGTTGCAGTCGAAGAGCATCAGGGAGCGGCTCATGACCGGCGAGCCATCCTCGTAGAAGACGGGCTTGTTGCCCCTGACCATCTGGGCGCTATCGGCCATACGGCTGGCTAGCTGCTGGACGATCTCGTAATCATCGATCTCATTGCATTCGTTGATCCATGCCGTCGCGTACTGCGCACCAAGCACCTTATCGATGCGAGTAGGATCAAGGCCCTCAAAGAATATCTTAGAGCCGTTGTGGAACTCTACGACGTTATCGTTCTTCGCAATGCGGCTCACTAGGTCGCGCTGCCAAGTCGGGTAAATCATCTCGATCACTTCGGGGAATGTCCCGTGGAACAAGTGACTGTGGCAGCTTCTCAGGGTCTTTCGGAAGATCGCGTGCTTGGTTCCGGGGAAGGCAATCGCGCGATTGATAATGATCGACGTTAGGATTGCTGACTTACCCGAGCGAGAAGGTCCATACGCCAACAGGTTCTTAACGTGTGGGTCATTCCACGCGATGTCTGTAAGCTGTAGCTGCGATGGATTGATATTGAATGTCTTAGCCATCCAATACTTATTCGTTGTCTCAAATTCGCACGAACTCGCTCAAGTCTTCGGATGACGCAGGGAAGGAACGGCAGCATACGATTGGGGAAGGAGACGATGTATGCTTGCAAGAATGCGTGAATGGTCCGCTGTTGAAGTGGTGGTGCTAGTGGTGACAGCTCTGGTCATCTGTTCTCTCTAAGAACTCCACACATGCAAAAGGCCCGGATCGCTCCGGGCCTTT